CTTTGCGATCTTCTTTGCTAGTCTTCTCGAAACCTTTCTGTTCATGTTCATGACCTCCTATGTGAAGTGAAGCTCCTCAGCCGGTTGGAGCTTGCTGTGGCGATCTATCCGGCAATAGATTCACAAATACAGGAAAGTCAGTTTACCCAGATGGCAGCCATCCCAACCACGCCGCTTTGCTTCATGGAGAATAGCCCGTTCAATTCTGCCTGGGAATACGAGTTCCCCTATTGATGCTGTGCTACTTGCCCAATAGTCAACAGCTCCCAGCAGATACCGGGAAACGTCGCCGCCATCCAGATAACGCTTTGCGATCTTCTTTGCTAGTCTTCTCGAAACCTTTCTGTTCATGTTCATGACCTCCTATGTGAAGTGAAGCTCCTCAGCCGGTTGGAGCTTGCTGTGGCGATCTATCCGGCAATAGATTCACAAAACAAAGAAAGCCAGCCCAAACCAGGTGATGGCTTGTGGCTGGCTTTCAATAGTGGCGACTGGCTCAGTGCTGCTCGACGATCTCCAAGCCCCACTCGAATTGATTACTGTCGATGAAGTACCAATGATTCTCGTCGCAGAACTCACAAGCTTCTCTGTATGTGAGGTCGAAGAGGTAATCCTTCTTCACGCGGCCTGCAACAATTCTGACTTTGTACGTCGTCGTCGGGTCTTCGCCCTCGTTAAGAGCACGAGCAATGTAGAGGACAACAGCTTCTTCGTCTACTTTTGTGTCGAGGTTCTTGAGCATTGTGTAGATGTGATTACCAAGCTTCGGCGTGACATCCCATCTGCCAATGTATTTCACTCCGTCACGGCTCCAAATGCTGATCTGAGGAACGAGCTGGCCGTCTGTGCCGTTCTCTTCGTAACCTTCGTCACGGAGATCAAAGGAAACGGAGAACTTCTTGCTTTCGAGCTTTTTGCAGTGATGAAACATAACTAATTACCTCCAGTAATTAAAATAAATTCAACCAGCAAAGAAAGTCAGTTTACCCAGCTAGTTACTGGCGACTAGCTTCTTTCAACGGCGGCAGCTGATAGTTTAAAATAAAAAAAGGCAGCCGAAGCTGCCTTAGAACGGGAGTTCATCTTCGTCGAAATCATCGACGAAGCCTGTCCCCGCAGGCTCGCAGGGAGCGAATGAGGCGAGTAAACTCGCCTTCTCCATCGCCCAGCACGGGTCTTCCTCCCACTCCCAATCCTCCACTTCGAGAGGCTTGCGAGGGAAGGAGGAGCGGCGAGCCCCCTCTTCACGGATCTGAGCCTTCCAGGCAGGCTCGAAAGGCCCTCTGATGCTGTTGAAGATGATGTTAGTGGTAGTCATGTCCGACTACCTCCTTTCTCCCTGTCTTAGCAGGGTAAAAATAGATTCACAAAAACAAGAAAGCCAGCCACTACCAGCTAACCGGTAGTGACTGGCTTAACTTGTTACTGCTAAGTAGGATTAGCAAGGGCGGACTTCCATGTCGCTCACGTCGCACGTCCAGTGCAGACGGTCAACGCACTTTGCAATCTGGTTGATGACGTTCACCGCCTGCTCTTCAGCGTAACCAACGCCGAAGCGTTTCAAACCAACGAGCTTCGTGTACGTCATGTTGCCATAGTCACGGCTGACGTCCCACTTGCCGATCAGGTGGTTTCCGCGCATATCAACAGCGGAGATGAAGTTGTGGTGGGTGGGGCGCTCGTCAGCGCGAACGAAGTTAAACTCATAGCAACCAACGCGGATAGTTTTCATGTGTACGATCTCCTTTCAAGATCAAATAAAATTCACCCAAACAGAAAGCCAGCATTGACCAGCCCACAGTCTGCGACTAGCGCACAAGTATCTACTACCAGTGTATAGTAACTACGGGTTAGATATGCAGCGAAGATATACCAGTCGCAGCTTGTCTCGTCTTGCACCCACCGTTGGTACTGGTAGCGACTGGTGCAACAGCAGCAGCTTGCCGCTGGCTGCGGGGCAATCATAGACACCGGCGGGCTGGTTGGGCGACTGCGTACAACAGTGGTTTTTGGGTAGGGGTAGCCACCACCACCCAGGCAGAAAAAGAGGCGACCATGTTATATATACTAGTATATAAATATCTGACACACGTTCCTGAGCACCGAAAAAATCTGGTCGGAAAACCGTACAAAAAGCTTGACAAGTACGGGTGAAGGGTGTATTCTGTCTATGGGCTCAGACGGGACTGCCTCCTTTCTACGGTGGTACTTGCGGTTTGGCTCCTCCAGCGGCCTGACACACCCGCTGCCTGACCGCAAGTATTTACATGCAGCACAAAGGGCTGGGACTCAAGGCCACGGTCTCAGAGGGAGTGCGACTCTTCCTTGCTGCACCAGCGTGTAAGAACGCTCATTGCATTTCTCCTTTCATTTCATCGCTCCTGGCTGATGTAGGCACACGTCAGCCAGGGGCAACCGGAAAAACAGGGGGGGCTGGGTATTGAACGCGACGACAGAAAAAAATACCAGAACCCCGAAAAAGATTCTGGTACAAAATGGAAGGATGTTATGCCCGTACTGCAAGAGCTATCTTGGACGGGCTGTATACGGGGCGAAGGCTGCGGGAATTGAGATATTCTGCAAATCGAGCCGATGCCACCGTCATTTAAGAATCGAGCTTTGATGCTCGTGGAGATACAGGGCGATAAAGGCCGTGGGTTATGAAGCCTGCGGCCTTTTCGTGTTTTAAACACTGGGAGGCCAAGTTGAGAGTTTTAGTAGCTTGCGAAGAATCACAAGCTGTATGCAAGGCGTTTCGAGAAAAGGGCCATGAGGCGTATTCCTGCGACATACAGGAGCCGTCAGGCGGGCATTCGGAATGGCACATAAGGCATGATGTGCTCGGTCTATTGAATGGTAATTGCGAGTTTGATACTTGTGATGGATTGCATCATAAGGTGGATGGCAGATGGGATATGATAATAGCGTTCCCACCATGTACGCATTTAGCTGTTAGTGGTGCAAGACATTTTGAAAATAAGAGATTAGATGGTAGGCAGCGTGAGGGTGTAGAATTTTTCTGCAATTTCCTTGAAGTAGAGTGCGAGAAAGTTGTTATTGAAAATCCGATAGGAATTATAAGTGGAGATTACATTCCTAAATATTTTCCAGACATTGCAGAAAGATTTAATCTGCCTAAAAAGCCAACACAAATAATTCATCCATGGATGTTTGGAGATAACTATGCTAAATCGACTTGTTTATGGGAAAAGGGTGTAAAACCATTAGAACCAATAGTTAAAGTGCAACCAGAACTTGATTGGTTCGAGTTTATAGGCAGAAAAACAGGGAAGAAAAAAAGACAACCGAAGTGGTATGCAGATGCTTTGAAATTACCAGCAGAAGAAAGAGCAAAAGTAAGAAGTAAAACATACCCAGGAATCGCTAAAGCGATGGCAGAACAGTGGGGTTGAGCCATGCCGAAGGCGAGAAAGACAATTTCATCAGACAAGGACATTGTTGTTGACCTGGGAAAGCTGAACCCGAAGCAAATAGAGTTCTTCAATTCGACGACGTATTTTACTTGCTATGGTGGCGCGAAGGGCGGCGGCAAGTCGTTTGCGACTGACACGCTTGCGATCAAATACTGCATCGAATATCCGGGCATCAAGGTACTGATTATCCGCGCGCACTACCCGGAGCTTGAGAGAAACCACATCAGGCCGATCAAGGCGAGACTGCCCACTGACATATACGACTACAACGGCAGCTCGCACATCCTGACGTTTTATAATGGCTCGGTTATCATCTTCGGACACTGGAGCGGTCAAGAGAGCGAAAACGAGTATCAGGGCCAGGATTATGATGTGATCTTCATGGACGAGGCGACGCAGTTTTCAGAGCGAACGTTTCGCCACCTGGCGGGCTGCCTTCGAGGCTCGAACGACTTCCCAAAGAGATATTACCTGACGTGCAACCCCGGCGGTGTCGGGCATTTTTGGGTGAAGCGTCTTTTTATCGACAGAAAATTCAAGGTTGATTACGCTCACCCTGAAAAGACGGAGAACCCAGAGGATTACAGTTTTATCTTCGCCAAAGCGGAAGATAACATCATCATGCTGGAGAAGAACCCGAACTACCTCTCCAACATCTCTATGATGCACAACTCAGACGCCATGCGATATGGCAACTGGGACATCATGGGCGGGTGCTACTTCGACAACTTTGACCCGAAGATTCACACGATCAAGCCTTTCAAGATCCCGAAGCACTGGCAGATATACCGGAGCTTTGACTATGGCCTTGATATGTTCGCCTGTTTTTGGTGGGTCATTGACGAAGACGGGCGAGGTTGGTGTATCCGTAGCTTTGAGGCCGAGAACCTGAGCATCCAGGACGCGGCAAAGGCGACGCTGGACAACACGCTGATGTATGAAAACGTCATCTGCACCTATGCGCCGCCGGATATGTGGAACAGGCAGAAAGAGACCGGGCGGACGATTGCACAGATTTTCACAGCGAACGGCGTTCCGCTAATAAAGTCGGACAACAGCCGCGTGCAGGGCCACATGGTCATGAGATCGCTGCTTGAGATGGCTCCGCTGCATGATGAATACGTTATCAAGATGCTGGGCGGGCCGGAGAAAGCGCCGAAAGAGCTGCCAATGCTGATGTTCTTCGATAACGTCGGCGGCGTTCTGGAGGATATTCAGTCGATTCAGAGGGACGAGGTAAACCCGAACGACTGCGCGAAAGACCCACACGATATTACCCACACGGTTGACGGTGTGCGGTATTTCTGCATCAACCGCTCCCTTGTGAGCGAGAAGCCGCAGCCCGTTGTTCAGCACGATGAGCTGATCGACGGGGCGGATGAAAACTATGACGATTTCATGACAGGCGGAGAACCCTCTGCCAGTTACATGAACTATTGAGGTCGAGATGACGAACGTTACATACTCTCTTGAAGATTTCGAGAAGAAAGTGAAGTATTACTTCAAGGACTGTGAAGAGACCAGAAAGGTTTTCCCCGACGAATCGGGGATGCTGAACTATCTCGACATTGAGGATGAGGAGTACGAGGCGCTGAAAACAGCGGAGGGCTACGACAAGATCATCCGCTGGGCGAAGAGACGGCGCACGAGCTGGCTTGAGCGGAAGATGGTGACTGACCCGAGAGCCGCCAACGGATGCAAGAGTGCCTTGCAGCAAGAGAAGAACGGCGGGTATTCCGACAAGCCGATGGAGAGAAAAGACAGGCAGCTCATCGTGAAGCTGGATATGACAGGAGAGACGAAATGAAAATTCTTTTTTTATGTTTGGGCGGATTCGGCGTACTGGTTTTACTCGCTGCCTTCGTTGTTGACATTCGCGTTCTCGCTGAGATTGACCGTCTTAACCGCCGGATTAACGGCGTTGAGAGCGAGATGGAAGTCCACCTCAACAGCATCAGCGCACTATCCGCAAGCGTAGCGAGGCTTGACCGCTTCAAGAGCCGGACTGAAGTGCTCGAAGAAAGAGTTGACGAGCTTGAGTGTAAGCTGTCCGATAGCGTCAACAATATCGAGAGCCGCGTGGCCGAGAAAATGGAAAAGAGATGGGACACTGGGCTTGAGAAAATGATGGCCTGGAACCCATATCTGACGATGGAAAGCGACGGTGAAGGCAACTGATGGACGAGAACAGACTTGGCCTGTTCAAAGGCAAGGATAAGCCGACGCCGGAGATCGCCTACGAGTTCTACAACAAGGGCCTCGGCTTCAATGCGCAGATTCAGCTTGAGGAAAACGTAAAAGTCAACCGGAATTTTTACATTGGCAAGCAATGGGAGGGCGTCGAGGCGAACGGCCTGCCCACGCCGCAGATCAATATTCTCAAGCGCGTCGTCGGCTTCATTGTCGCCAGCATCACAACGGATAACATCCGGGTAACAGCCTCCGTTCTTGCGAACACCGTCGGCACAAACAACTACAAGCAGCTTGTGGAGATCGTCAACGACGAGTTCGACGCCATCATTGAGAGGAATAGCATCCCTTCTCTGATGCGCGAATTTGCAAGAAACGCAGCTGTTGACGGAAGCGGCTGCATGTATACCCACTGGGACGCGGACGCAGAGACAGGCCAGAAGGCGAAAGGCGCGATTGTCACCGAAATTGTGGACAATACCCGCGTCTACTTCGGCAATCCCGCCGATAAGCGTGTTCAGAATCAGCCTTGGATTATCATTGCCAAGCGTGAGCCGGTGCGCAATGTGAAAATGCGTGCGCGGGACAACGGGAGCGAGACCTGGAAGATTATTCGCTCCGACGACGAGGAAAACAACCTCGTTGACGCCTCAAAATATACCGACGACCTCGTAACTGTGCTCATGCTTTTCTGGAAAGCGGACGACGGAAACGTGTGGTACTACGAATCCACGCGAAATGCTGAAATCTGCAAGCCGAAAAGCATGGACATCAAGCTCTATCCGATCAACTGGCTGAGTTGGGACGACGTTGCCGACTGTTACCACGGTCAGGCAATGATTTCCGGCCTGATTCCGAACCAGGTGTTCATCAATAAGGCTTGGGCAATGACGATGGTGAGCATCATGAAGTCCGCTTTTTCCAAAGTGGTCTATGACGCGACTCGCGTGAAGCGCTGGGATAACCGCGTCGGCGGCGCAATCGGAGTAAACGGCAACGTAACGGACGTTGCGAAGATCATCGACCCGGCCCCGATCAGCCCGCAGGTGAGCCAGTACATCCAGCTCGCGGTTGAAGAGACGGAGCAGAGCCTCGGCGCTACCTCCGTTGCCCTCGGCGATACCCGCCCGGACAACACAAGCGCTATCATTGCGCTGCAAAGGGCGGCATCAACGCCGTCTGAGCTGACGAAGCAGAACCTCTACAAGAGCATGGAGGACATGTTCCGAATTTATCTGGAGTTCATGGGCGAATATTACGGCAAGCGGTATGTTGACTCGCCCATTACCAGCAAAGAGCGCGAAGCCGTTGAATTTGCGCAGCAGATGAACCCGGACATTGAGGTTCCAGAGGAAGTGCCGATTCTGTTTGACTTCAAAATGCTCAAAGACCATCCTGTTCTTCTGAAGCTCGACGTCGGCGCGAGCACCTACTACTCCGAAATCGCTGCGACACAGACCCTCGACAATCTGCTCCAGCAGGGACTTATCGACATTGTGGACTATCTGGAGCGCGTGCCGGATGACAGAATCCCTGGCAGACGTGCGCTGCTTGAAAAGAAGATCAAGGAGCGCGAGGCCATGCAGATGCAGGCTGGCTTGCCGCTCCCCGGCGGCCCGATGCAGACGAAGCCGGGTATGCCGCAGCCGGGAGCAATCCAGGAACTCGGCATCAAACCAGATATTCCAACAAACCCCGGATATAGCGGAATGCAGAGGGCGATCAACAGAACGGGAGACACAAAAGGCATTGTGTAAGGTGACTTATGGCGGAAATCAGAGCAGCGACAAATGAAAAGGTTTTTCAGATCGCAGCGTTTCGCGGCCTGAACCAAGCGCCGGACGGCGATACCAAGCTGAAACTCGGCGAGGCCGCCGAAATGGACAACTTTCGGATTACCCGTGACGGCAACTTGCAGCGCAGACCGGGGCTGAGAACGGTTGTAGACCTTGAGACTCAGAGCCCCATCAAGGGCCTATGGGTCGGGCATATTGGCCTGTATGAATACATGCTCGGCGCTTGCGATGGGATGCTGTACCAATTCTGGAAGGAGGGCGATGCCAGCCTTGCTCCTGTACCCATCGGCGAAATCAGCACAGACAAGGACATTTGCATTTTCGGCTTTTCCGGGAAAGCTTATATCCTCGACGGCTCCCATTATTGGGAGTGGGACGGCACGAAATATTGGGAGGAAACCGGTGACACCCCGACGCAGGTTAAGGGCTACGTTCCACTCGTCTGGACTTCCATCTCCCCCGTCGGCGCAAGCGGTGACGAGAGTGCATCCCTCGAAAACGTGAACCGGCTGACGAACAAGCGCCGCGTTTGGCTATCCCCTGACGGCAACGGCGCGACATTCAAGCTCCCAGAGAAGTTTGTGAGCGTGAACCGCGTCATAGACTTCATGCCATCTCCCACTGATTATCAGCAGCAGGATGATTCCAGCGATGTTCCGCCAGAACACTACAGCTTTGACGGCAACGCACAGACCATCAGTTTTGACTTTACGCCAGGACAAGCTGTTAACCGCTTTGAGGTTGAGTACAGCGTTGAGAATGACTTCCGCTCCCAGGTGGAGCACATGCAGTATTCCGAGCTGTTTTCCGGCGTTCAGGACGCCCGTGTTTTCTTGTACGGGGACGGCACAAACAAGACGCTCTACTCCGGCATCGACTATAACGGGAACCCGCGAGCAGACTATTTCCCCGATCTCTATGAAGCGGCTGTCGGTGACGAGAATACGCCAATCACGTCTATGATTCGCCATTACTCGACTCTCGCTTGCTTTAAGACCGACAGCGCATGGAGCATCAGTGCGAACAGTCTTTCTCTCTCTGACGGATTGAATATCCCGGCGTTTTATGTCACGCCTGTCAATAAGTCCATCGGCAACGAAGCACCCGGTCAGGCGACGCTCGTGTTGAACTCCCCTTATACTCTGTTCAACAACGACCTGTATGAGTGGAAAAACAGCAGCTATTATACGTCAAATCTGACTCGGGACGAGAGACAGGCCCGGTGCATATCTGACAGGGTATGGGCGACGCTCAAGACCTTCAGCGCAAAATTGTGCAAATGCTACGACGATAACGCGGCACAGGAGTTTTACATCTGCCACGGTGGAATCGCGCTTGTCTACAATTACGCTGTTGATGCGTGGAGCAAGTATTCCGCTTTTCCCATGAGCTGCATGGCGAATATCGGCGACGATCTGTACGTCGGAACGCCGGACGGCAAGATCAGACGTTTTGACGCAAACGCACTGGATGATGACGGCGACGCGATTCCGGCGTATTGGGAATCCGGCTCTATGGGCTTTGGACAGGAATATATGCGGAAATATTCCGCTATGACATGGCTCAGTATCAAGCCGGAGAGCAAATCCAAGGTATCTGTCAGCGTAAGGACGGACAAGAAGCTATGTGAGGAAAAGACAATCGAAACGGATGCTTATGTCTTTGACTTCGCTGAATTGGATTTTGAAACCCTCCAATTCGACGACAACTACTATGCGCAGATATACCGAGAGAAGATCAAAGCCAAGAAGTTTGTCTACTACAAGCTGATTCTTCAGAATTCGACCACGGGAACGAGATGCACGGTTCTCTCCGCAGATATCAGAGTGCGCTTCACCGGGATGGCGAAATAGGAGGCACAAACGTGTTCACAAAACACCTTGAAATAATCAGGATCATCACAAATCTCACCAACCAGCCTACCAAAGGTATCGGGGCTCTGACCGCCGACGAGCTGAAGGCGAAGTTCGACGATGGCGTGAACCTCGTCAGAGGCTATATAAATGGCCTGATTGACGAGCTTTCCGCATCGTCGGCTGCGTCAAACATCGGGGCGACTGTTCCATCCGGCAACAGCACCGCCTCATCCAACGTTCAGGCCGCGTTAAACGCTCTTTTTAGCGGCGGTGGTACTGTTATTGGCGACGGCGACATTAAGGCCAATATGCTCCATACAGATGCCGTCATAACCACGAAGATCAAGGACGGCAACGTCACAAACAGTAAGCTCAAGAGCGTAAACAACAATGGTACGGGCGGCGCGGTGAGCACCGATAAGATCAACAATGGTGCTGTAACGTCAGCAAAAATCGGGGTTGGCGAAGTGAAGGCAACAAACATTTACGGCGGAGCCGTAAGCCAAAGGTTCACGGCACAAATCGGAACCACATGGACTGACACCGACGGAGGAGCACCCTATTCGCAAACGATAACAGGAATCACGGGGATACTTGCAAGCGATCACCCTGTCGTCGATGTTGTGCTGTCGGATGTCTACTCCACAGCACAGACACAAATCGACGAGTGGGGGAAAATATATCGTGTCGTCTCCGGGGAAAATAGCCTGACTGTATATGCTGACGCGGCGACAACAGAGGCTATTGACATCCAGATTCTTTGTGTGAGGAAGTGACGCTATGGCAGAAGGATTTATTTGCGGGAGAGGACGAGGCAGCAAGCTAGGCCCTTTGGAATTATTCGTTGATGGGAACGTCAGCGAGAAGCTATCGACATACGGATACCCAGAGTCAGTAGCGGCAGAGGCAAGAAAACGCGCGACGATTGGCAAAACCCTTCACGCAAGTGTACCAATCGGTGGAAGAGGGCAGACCGGATTTGAGGCAAAAGGCATTATCTTCGATAATATTTCTACGATACAGCTTGTCATATCCAATATAACGCACGAAAACCCTGCGGGCGGAGGTCGTCGTACGGCAGATATATTCGTAGCAATTTATGATCCCGAAGTTTTTAACAGCCAACCAGTCATAAGTTCGTATATTTACAATAGTCAAAGATATCCATTTGTTTTCAATTTCAATTTAAGCAACCACCTCACAGCGGGTAAGGAATACGATTTTGAATTAATAACGACTCCTGATGGAGAAGATCCAAACACGAATTACGGCCCGACAATCGAGGTTAGCCGCATTTCGTTACTGCCGATGTAGGAGGCAATATGGCAATTAAAATCAAAGCGGGGACTTGTTTCGCCTTATCTGTCACTATTGATGACAGTAAATTCAACGATATATCAGTAATCGAGTTTTTGTTCAAACAGAACAAAGGCGGCCAAACGCTGAAAACGGCTATATGGCGAAAATACGGTGAAAGCCGCGACGCCTATCAGGACAGCACTTCCAACGTGATAACCGTTGTGTTCAGCCGTGAAGACAGTTACCTTTTTAAGCAGAATGAGATCTTCTTCATGGATACGCGCATCCACTATGTTGATGCGGAAACGAACCCAGTCACAGGTATTGTGCAGTTACTCATGAGCGAAACCTTGTTCGATGAAGGCGAGGAGGTGTCTTAATGAGCGTCACCGTCCATGTAACCGGTGCTTCCCCTTTGAAAATGAACGTAGAAAAAACGCAATTTTCAGGTGGCTCAAACATCGGCGTTGCTACGCCTGAGCAGTATGGGGCAAAAGGCGATGGAGTCAATGACGACGCTCCTGCACTAAAGGCCGCGTTAGAAAGTGGAAAGCCTGTCGTTCTCACACAAGACCTCCACCTTTTTTCCACAATCATAACACGCGACAAAGACATTTTTCTCGACGGTCAGGGCCACACTCTATTCCTGCACGGTGCCGATATGGACGGAAACACAGCAAGTGGCGGGACAGGCGGCCAGTGTATCGACGTTGGGGCAACATGGAACGAAGGAATAATTGACGATGCCGATGTAGTGATTTATACGGAAGACGCTGGCTATAATCCTACGAACCCGGCCTTTCCAGAGAAAAGCTGGTATCGCAGAGGTTATCTCTCATATCATGGATTTAATCCGACGCCCGATAAGGAAGTGTATGAGCACTACACTACCAGAAGTTGGCGAGAAGTTCGCGTGGATTTCCACAATGTCAATTTCGTCGGGGATCATACAGACGGCCTCAAATACTTGCGGCTAAATCTTGTATGTAACAGCAATGTCGATAACTGCACTTTTCTCTGCACGACAATAGATGGCGCAGCTATCGGTGTCAAGGTAGATTACGGGTACAACGTCATGCTTACTCGTATACGATGTGAAGGATTTACCTGCAAAACAGCACGGAGTATTCTTTCAACCGGCTATGGTATACAGGCGATTGGCGACGCCATCCTGATAAGCAACTGCATCATGAAAAACTGCAAGAACCACATCAATATCGGCGGTGGCTCCGGTGGTGCAGGTATTTTCACAACTGGCGCGATTATCGACAACGTTGTTTTGCAGACCACAGACACCGGAGAATACACGGCGGATGGGTCGGACGATAAGCTCTATCAGCAGATGCTCGACCTCCATGAAGGCTGTCACCACCCGATCATCAACAACGTGATTCTCGAATACGAGAACGCAATGGGCGAAGACAACTGGGGAACAATGATACATCTGAGCTGCCCGGAAGCAACAGTCTCTAATGTGTTCTGCCGTTTTCAACAAGCGTATGGCGGGCCTGACGGCTCCTTCGCTATCTGCTATTTCGGCTTTGGCCCGTTGGTAAAGAGAATGGAGTTCAACAATGTTCACGCGCAGAACTGTTATCTTTTTCCCCACGGCTGGAGTTATGAGAGCGGCAGCGCTTATAGCGCAAACTATATCCGCGAAATTCGCATCAACGGCGGAGAAATCGGCGGTATCTATGGCGATAGAAAGCAGGCCAGCGGTCTTGTTAAAGTCCGTTTGAACAATGTTCGTATAGGCGGCTCCGTAAGATGCGCCCATCTGTATGCCGACAGCTGCGTTTTCAAAAACGAAAACCAGATGGTATCGAAAGAACAGATTGAAATTGAACAGGAAGGCTTTTTCACAAACTGCGACATTTGGGGGTACACGCTCGGCGGCTACAAGAAATCCAAGCCACTGATTAAGGCACCGCCAAATAGTGTGTGGATGACAAACTGCATCTTGCGCAAGCCGCTTGATGTTCAGCTTTTCAAAACGGAGCAGACACATCTCGTCAATAACGCCATATACGACCTGTACGGCCTTGTCCTCGGCAGCAAAACAAGTGAGGTCTATTCTGACGGTGACGAGTGCGAACTGGATAAATTTAATCTCTGGTAAAGGTGACGATAATGAGTTATACACAACATGGATTCGTGAGCGGAATGAAGCTGACAGGTGCTGACATGGCCGAAATGGACGCACAGATCGCTCAAAACGAAGCAGATATTATGACGCTGTACGAGCAGGTCGGAACTGTGCCTGGGCAACGTCTCGCTGACATTCGCAAGCTTAAAATCACATCCGATGCAGACAGCATCTTCCTCTACCACGGCACCGAGCTTTTGGCGAGCATATCAATGCCGGATGTTTCCTCTGTCATTCAATGCACCGCTCTCACCGCAAGTGCCGACCTCAGCTCCCTCATCGTCGGAGGCAGCACGGCACTTATCCAGACACAAAGGCAGCCCTCCGACTGCAATCAAAGCGTGCGTTTTTTGTCTTCGGACACAAGTGTGGTTACAGTGAATAGCCTCGGAGAAGTTACGGCTGTCGGCTCTGGAATCGCTACAATAACGGTAGCCTGTGGAAGCCATAGCGTAATACTTACAGCACATGCGAGCAGAAGAGTTTCACTTGCTGACAACATGCATGTGATCAGCTGGATTTCAGCAAATACCTATATGTCTTATGCTGGCATCCAGTACCGGAACAATGGTGACAACATATACATTGGAAATATCCCGTACAGCTTTGAGAAATTCCGCCTGCGCCCCGGTGAAACCTGCACCCTCCGCCGCCTGGACAACCATGTGAATATTATCAACCCATCAGTAATCTTCAAAGAAACTGCCGGAAAAACGCTTAATCTTGTTGACATGCTTGAGGATGAGAATGTCTACATGGTTGACGGTGCCACCAAAGTTGCCGAAAATGTGCGAACAGACCAAACCATACTCACCTATACGAATAACACGAACGAAAATCTGTATTTGGCGTTCGCCATAAAGCTTGACTCTGGCTGGAAGACTGAAAGCGAAGTCATTGCTGACATTGACACATACATCGAGCTGATTATCGGTGCGGTAACGCCTTAATTACAGAGCAGGAGGGCCGCATGTACTGGCATGAGCTGATTCGGGAGCTGGAGATCATCCCCGCCTGGGAGTGCTTCCTCGCGGGCGTGATGCTCGGCATGATTTTGACACTGGCGATTATCGTAATCGGAGGGAAAAAATGAACGAAAAAGATTTCAGAGAAAAAGCGGCGAAGCTTGTCCGGGAATACACGGACGAGCACCTTGACAAGAGCGATCCCGCCCCCAACTATGATGTTTTCATTGTCTGGGAGTGTAAGATTCTCCAAAACAACAAAGCCCTTCTCAGCACAACGCTTTTTGACGGCATGTACTACGAGGTCACATACGACGGCTACAAAGGTCAGTTCTACTTTGACGCCTACAAGAAGTTTGAGAACAGGTGCATCAAATGAAGGGTGTGGATATCTCGCATTATCAGGCGGGGCTTACCGTCCGGCAGCTGATGGACGCCGGAAAGGACTTCGCCATTATCAAGGTGACAGAGGGGACAGGCTATGTTGACCCGAGCGCCTTCGAGTATTACCGGGAGGCCCACGAGCTGGGCTTCCCGCTGGGCGGCTACTGCTACAGCCATGCCATGAACGCCCAGCAAGCAATGGCCGAGGCCGCCTATCTGCTGGACACCATCCGGGGTTTTCCGATGCCCTGCGGGCTGTATCTGGACATCGAGGAGTCGGATCAGCTTGCGCTTGGCCATGACACGCTGCTCCAAATCATCCGTGGATGGTGTGAGTTCGTCAGCCGTGCGGGCTATGTGCCGGGCATCTATTCCAGCGCCGGGACGCTCTGGGCGAAGGTTCACCCGGACGAGGTTCCGGTTGGATGCCTGGTGTGGGTGGCAAAGTGGAGCGACAATCCGCCCGACCTGCCGTGCGACCTCTGGCAGAACAGCGACCACGGGAGTATTCCCGGCTATGACGGCCCGGTGGACACGGACGAGGGGAGAAGTGACTGCTTCAAAGCGCTGGTTGAGCTTGGGCCTGTTCCGCCGGAGGACAAAACGCCTCTCGTATCGGATGCTTGCCCGATTGATGGTGTGAGTCTTGCAGAACTAAGCTCTTTTCTGACCACTCCAAATTTCAAATCCGCTTTCAACAAGTGGAAGGAGGGCCGAGCTTAATGGAAAACTGGACAGTTACATTCTCTCCGCAGACGCTCATTGCACTTGCGTCTTTGCTCACAGCTATTGGCGCAATCCTGAAGTATTACAACAAAGCCTACGATTTCAGTAAACACCAGAGCGAGCAGGATGAAGCGATTGCCGAAGTAGCAAAAAAGCACGAGGAAGACATTAGGGAAGTCCGTGAAGAGCAATCACTTGTCATATATGGCATCCTCTCCTGCCTTAAAGGTCTTCAGGAACAAGGCTGCGATGGAGCCGTCGCAGACGCGATAGACAAGTTTGAAAAATTTTTGAATCAGGCCGCACACGGCCAGAGATAAGGAGGACAATATGAACGGAATTGATTGGAAGCGCAAACTGACAAGCCGTAAGTTCTGGCTGTCCATTGCGTCGTTTGTTGCCATGCTGCTTGTGGCACTGGGGCAGACTGAGGCAACCGCCACGCAGATTACTTCCCTGATCATGGCCGGTGCAACCGTTATCGGCTATGTGATCGGCGAGGGGCTGGCGGATGCAGGGAACGGGACGAACAATCCTAACGACAAATAAGGCCGTATAAGGGCGACTCACCTTCGGGTGACAAATTACATTACCGGTTGTGCAGAACGCATCCTGCGCGGTTAAACCGAGCAAATATAAGCGAATAAGACGTAAGGGCGATTAAGGCCGTGAGCAAGAGGGAATCTCCCCGCTTGTTTACGGCCTTTTTCTATTTTACCCGCCGACCATAGCGGAAAGCAGCGCCGACCATAGCGCTGAGAAAGGAACAGCATGAACATTGAAAACACCAACACTCCCGAAGAAGCGATTGAAGAAAACCAGGTCGAAGGAGTGGAAGCCGAAGCCGACGAAGACGGCTGGCCCACCGAATGGAACGATGCAGCCACCGAGGACGACGGCGACGAGGGCGAACAGGACGAAGTAACGCCGGAGGCAGACCAGCCGACGGGAGAGCCGAAGCCTGAGAACGAGAACGCGGAGAAGCTTGCCGAAACCGAGCCGGAGCAGAAGCAAGAGGAAGCAGACCAGTTTCTTGAGCTGAAGCACATGGACGAGGTTCGCAAGGTGAGCCGCGATGAGGCCAAGACCCTTGCACAGAAAGGGCTTGACTATGACCGCATCCGTGGCGAACGCGACGCGATGCTGAAGGACTACCAGAAGCTCAAACAGTACGAGGGCTTTTTGAACGAACTGAAAGGCGACTTCCCGAGCGTTGAAGCCATGATGACCGACACCAGGGCGCGGATGCTCGCGGAGAAGGACGGAATTTCTTATGCTGACGCGGTTGCAAAGGTCGGCGTTATGCAGCAGGGAACACCCACCCGGCAGCAGACGCAGCAGCCGGAGGGCCAAGATGCGAAGAAGAATCCGGCCGTCGAACAGTTCGTGCAGAAGTACCCGAACGTGAAAGCAGAGGAAATCCCCCAGGAGGTCTGGACAGAAGTTTCCAGAACCGGCGATCTCCTCGGCGCTTACGAGCATTACCAGACAGATAAGGCGGCAAAAGACAGGATTGCCGCTCTTGAACAGGAAATAGAAACCCTCAAACAGAACGCGAAGAACGCCGCCCGGTCTACCGGGAGCGCAACAAGCTCCGGCAAGTCCAGCAGCAAGAGTCTCTATCAGCAGCTCTGGGATGAGGATGATTACTGATAAAGGAGTATAAATTATGCCTGAAATCAATCTGATTAACGAATACAGCACTCGCCTTGACGAGCGCTTCAAGCAGAAATCCTTGACCGAAGCTCACTGCGGTCATGACTACAGTTGGGACGGTTTGAACAGCATCACCGTTTTCTCCCTGAACAACATGGAGGTACACGACTACGGTGTAAGCGCCGACAACGACCCCGCCGCCACCGATGTTCTCACCAACCGTTTTACAAACGGCAATGCCCCTACCAATATCGGCGACCAGATCACGACCTATGTGCTCCAGCAGAAGAAGAGCTTTTCCGGCGTCATTGATGGCGTGACCAACATGGATCAGAAAAACATCAAGAAAGCCAACGCCCTACTCAAGCAGACCTGGGATGAAGTGATGGTTCCCCTGATCGACAAATACCGCTTCAACACCTGGATCAACGGAGCTGGCCTGTCCATCACCAATGCGAATGACCTGACCAACACCAAGGGCACGAACTCCGTTGTACGCGCCATCCTTCTCGCGCAGAGCGCCCTGAACAACAAGTTCGTCCCCCGTGACGGTCGTGTTTGCTTCATCAAAGAGACGCTTTCCGTTGAGACCAAGCTTGCTGAAGAGCTGGGCTACAACGCCAACTTCACCGGCAAAGCCATCGTCAACGGCGAGTGCGCACGCATGGGCGGCCTGCCCATCGTCTCCGTGCCTGATGACTGGATGCCCGCTGGCGTCAACTTCTTCATCAAGTACAAGAGAGCTACCGCTGATCCGACGAAGCTCAAGATGCTTCGCGCTCTGAGCCAGGTTCAGGGAATTTACGGCACTGTGCTTGAGGGCCTGACCCGTTTCGACAGCTTTGTGCTGGCGAACAAGGCCAACGGCATCATCGTCCACGCAAAGAACGGCATCGCCGTCGAGCCCGCCGCCACCCTGTCCAGCAGCAAGATTGTACTGGCTTCGTCTGGCGCTACTGCCATCAAGTACACCACCGACGGCAGCAACCCCAAGACCAGCCCTACCGCACATACTTATTCCTCGCCGCTCACTGTCGAGGCCGGCAAGATTCTCCGTGCCTACGCCACCAAGACCGGTTCCATCAATTCCAGCATCCTGACCATCGCCGAGAGCGATGTCAAAGCTTCCTGATCGTAACCAACCACAAGGGGCGGGCCTCTGCGCCCGCCCATCTTCATAAGTGAGGTAACACTATGGCTTCCACAACCGGACAGATGGTTTTTGAAAGCACAATGGCTCTGATTGACGAGCTGGACGACACCGGCGCGGCTGACACGCCGGACACGGAGGAATACAAGAACAAGACTTTGCCGATCCTGAATATCTTGCAGGGCGAGCTCTACAAGTATTCTGACACATATAAACAGCGCAATGACCGCAAAAGGCCGGTGCTCTATCCGCTGGAGAGCCTGGACGATTACATCGAGCTTGATGATTATATCGCTCAGACCGTTCTTCCCTATGGTCTTGCCTCTCATTTACTGGTGGACGAAAACCCAACGATGGCGGGCTTCTTCCAGCAGCGGTATGAGGAGCTGATGGCCGGGCTGCGCAACGGCATTCCCGGCATGAGCGAGGACATTGTTGACGTTTACGCCGGGAACGGCGGCGGATATTATGACGATTCCGGCAACTGGATTCCGTCCGGCGGCAACGGCATCGGCTTTGAATGGACTACAAGATGGTGAGGTAAAAATATGGCACTTCTTGACGACAAAAATACAAGCGTTCCGGGCAGCGCGGCGAATACGGCAAGCACAAACCCTGATCTTGGCACTATGACTGTCATCCCAAATCCTGACCGCGAAAAAGCCATCAACGACATGTATGAGGCGAATATCAACGCTCAGAAGATCAGGCTACAGGAGGCCGGGGATCAGGCTCTTTCCGACGCTCAGGCGAACCGCGACAAGATTGCCGGTATCTATGACAGGCAGCGAAACGCGGCGGCTGTCGATTGGGAACGCCAGCGCAGAAACTTTCTTGAGGGAGCCGCAACGAGCGGCCTGAACACCGGCGCAGGTTCTCAGGCAGAGCTTCACATGATGGGTTCGCAGCAAAAGACGCAGAACACGCTTGACGCTGCACAGGCGCAGGCTGAGACCGAGGCCGACAGAAACATTTCTGACATCGCCAGAACAACTCAGTCTGCCATCAATGAGGCTGTACAGGAGAACGATTACAAGCGGGCCGCCGCGCTTCTGGATGAGTATAACGCCGAGTATTCCCGCCAGATGGAGAGGGCTTCAGCTCTGTCGCAGTACGGAGACTTCTCCGGCTACGCCGCGATTTACGGCGCGGAAACCGCAAGGATGATGTTCTATAGCTGGGCAGCGCAGAACCCGCAGCTCGCCTACACGATGGGAGTCATCACGAACGACCAGTACCAGAATCTCAGATCCGCCCGTCCCATCAACGACGGTCTCGACGCGAACGGCGTCAGAATCGCCAATGCCTACAGAGGCGGAGGCGGCGGAGGCGGCGGAAGCAGCGGGAGCAGCAGTAGGGGACTCGCAGAAGTTCTCACCGAACAGGCGTCCCAACTTGCCCATAGAGGCGAATTTGATAGAGCGGAGGAAGCATTGGATCAGGCTTGGAGAGCTTGACATATAACAACGTGAGGTTGGATTGATATGAGCGAAGCAGCAAGAAAAATAGTCGAAGCTTGGGGCGCAGAAGCCGGGTATAGCAGAAGCGATAGCGATAGCGGTAGCAGTAGCAGCAGTGACAGCGGTAGTAGTGGCGGCGGCAAAAGCCTTTCCGAAGTTGCAGCCGCCGCTGTCTCCTCGGCGCACAACATAGCCAGAGAAGCTTATAATTCAATACCGGAAAAAATCAGAGATGAAGCTGCGGCTCGTTCCGGCAGGTCTGATTCCAGCTCTTCTGACCGTTCCTCTATTGAACGCGCTTACCAGCAAGCCGTCAACAATGCAAAAGCCAAAGGTGAAACGACTGAGACCTGGAAAAAGAGGGCGGACAACGATAAAACTGAAGCTGATGCTATAGTAGCTATGGCAAAGGCACGTCTTGCCGGACTCCAGAAACAGCAGAACGAGCGCGACATTTACATGAATGGGTCTATGTCCTATCTCATGCAAGAGCCTCCTCGTGATGTGAGCTCTGAGTTGAAGCAGCTCCAGAAAACCATCAAGCAGCTGGAGGCAGAGCGCGACAGGGCTGAATTCGAGCAGGGAGCCGCCGGCGCCTACAAGGACTATGACGATCTCCGCCGCCAGATGAACCAGCGCCTCGCTCAGAACGGCTATGACTATGGCAGAGTGTATACTGAGGCCAATGTCGCCGTTCAGAACCTTGAGCAGCAGAAAGCTCTCGCGGAAGAGCGCCTTAAAGCTGCAAAAAAGGCAGACTATACCGAGTATGTAAAAGTCCCCGTTGCTGGCGGATATACGACTCAGTACGGCGTCAACGAAGCGAAGCGTGATGCTGCGATTCAGGCGGCAGACGCAGAGTACACTGATCTTGCTGAACGTCTCAGAAGGGCAAAAGCCTTCCGTGACTATGCAGAGAGTTATGATTCCAGAGGGCTTGGAGCGGCCAATTACCGTGAAGCAGGCATCCAGAAAGAAGCGGAACTCTTAAAAAGCGATATAGCACGCTCCAATCCATACGCCACACTCAACGAGGGCGCAGACGCTCCTTTCATCAAAAAGCACGAGGAAAATTTCCGCGCTCTTCATCCGACCAGCGAATGGAGCCCTAGCCAGACGCAGGAATACATGTTCCGTCTCGGCAAGTACGGCGCTGAGAATGCCGCTGACTATGCCGCCAGAGTCAACACCGCCATCAATGCCGCAAAAGAGAAATCCGGCAGAGAATATGTCGCTGAGAAAGGTGCTGCGAAAGATTCGAGCATCTTCACAAAGCTCTGGAAGGATGCTGTCGGCGTCGGTATGCAGGCCGCCGCCCTTCCTTCGCATGTCCTGTCGTACCTCAAGAAGATGGACGCCGTTCTGACTACCGGCCATTATACCGGTGACGGCAAGCTCAGCTACGCCGAGATAGCAGACGCTTACACGAAAGCAAGAGCCGGACAGATCAACACGGATTACGGAACGCTCGGCGAAGACGCCGGTTTCCTCGCCGGAAAAGGCTTGGGCGACGTTTACCAACTTGTACCGTCCATGGCGCAGAGCTTGCTTTACGGCAACCTTGCAGGAGAAGCTTTCACACTTGCGTCGTTCTTCGTTCAGTCCGCAGATAACGCCTTCGACGAGGCAAAAGCCAGGGGCGGAAGCGACGAATATGCCGCCTTGTATTCCACCCTTTGCGGAGCTGCCGAGGTTATCGGCGAGAAGGTTTCGCTCGATCATCTACTCCACGGCACAAAGATCAGCCCTGGCTATATTCTCAAGCAAGCGCTCGTTGAGGGCAGTGAAGAAGTTGCAACCTCCGGCCTCGACATATTCTTCGACAAAGTATCTGCAGAGATCACCAACAACCAGACCGAAATTCAGCAGAGAATTGAAGCCAGCATGGCGAAGGGCGCAAGCCGTGAAGAGGCAGAGAAAAGCGTTTGGGACGAGATTATAAAAGACCTCGCGTGGGACTTCACCGGCGGCGCTCTCTCCGGCGGAATCTCGTCAACTGTTCAGGCCACTCCGCAGCTTGTTGAGAATAAGCTGTATGACATGTGGCGCAGCTCCATCCGTGGAAAAGGCAGCAACCAGACGGCAGCCGACAACAGTGACGGGCCTGTTACCAGCGAGAAGCTTGCCAACGCTTCCAACAGCCAGCTCGAAAAGTGGCTGGTCAAGGCGGAGAAGCGCGGCGACATGTCAACAATGCTGTTTATCGCAAACGAGATGGCGAACCGAGAAGCCGACGGCACAAGGCAGAGGGCTACCGGTGATCCGAACTCCACCGCAGCACTGGCGCAAAAAATCCTGGACAACATTCGCAGCAGAGCAGGTATCCCTGTTGAACAGCAGCAGAAAGAGATCCCCGTTGAGCAGGGGGAGCAGCGCACTCCGCTTGAGATTGACCTTGACGAACAAGAGGCGGAGATGCGCCAGCAGCAGACCGCACAGAACGCCGCAGAACAGCAGGAAGCTCCGACAGGTCAAATTACCAAGCCGAGCCAGCAGAACGCAGCAGAGACGGTTAAACCGGGTGATTCTGAGCAACAGAAGCGAGGCCGCTCAGACGAAGAAAAGGCAAGCGCTTTTCAACGCGCGCTCGACGGAGAACGTTCAAGGCTTTTAGCAGAAAGCCAAGAACGACAAGACTATCTCAAGAGGAAACGTGCTGAACATTCTGCGCTTTTTGATGGGCTAAAAAAAGGCGACGAAATCTATATCGACGGAGACGACATTCCTGCTATGAAAGTCATAGACGCAGACGGGAATGGGAATCTTTCAATCGAGATTTACGGCGCTGATGGCGAGTTCGTAAATCTTGAACGCGTCCTTGCCAACTCTCTTACCGGGGATAATATCTACAATCTCATTGAAACTGCTGAAAAAGTAAGCGTTGGCAATCCTGGTCAAGTAGAGAACAAGCTGTTCAATATCGCGCAAAATCCAAATGGCGTCTCGACAAACGGCACGGAAAATGGTGCTATTGTGTCGGAGCGCGAGCAAGAGATTCAGGCCGCGCAACAGCGAGTTGAGCAGCTCACAAACGAACTTAAAGACCTTTGGCGTCATAGAACGCCAGCCTCTAATATTTCGCTTGATAGGGCCGTCAATGCGAAGATTGCAGAAATAAAGCAGGCACAATCCGATCTGCAAGCCTTGCAAGACAGCACGGATAGTGGTACTATAGCCGAGAAGCCAACCGCAGAAGTTGCCGAATCAGCAACGTCAGAAAAGAATGAGAAGAAGCCTGATAGCGGAACGCGCTTTGGAATGTTCTTTCATGATACCCATGAGGCAAGGACGACTGAAGTCAAAACGGAGAACAGAGAAAGCCGCGCCCCCTGGGTCAGCTCTACGACAAAAGGAAACGAATACCTTCAGAATGATTTCCGGGCAGATATTTCCTTTCAAGGAAACAACAAGGTGTATCACAGTGTTTCCGAAGCAATGGCTGATCCGACTATTACGCGCAATCACACGCTTGAGGATGTTGTCAGGGCAAAATTTCAGCAGAACCGCGAGCTGCGGCAGAAACTTTTTGCCACGGGCAACAGCCGCATTGATGTCGGGACGAACCTTGGTTCCATTCTTGAGAAAGTCAGGGATGAATTACGCGCTCCTGACTCTGTTTTCAATGACGTAAGCCCGTATGAAGGCGCTGAAGATATGAACTTCAGTGAGTTTAGCAATCTTCTCGGCGAGCGGCAAGAGGCGAAGAAAGAGAGCGAAAGAAAGCTCTTAGCTAAATTTGGCTATGAGGAGGATAGCAATGGCACACTGGGTACACTTCCCGATAATTCTGGACAACGGGGCGGAATGCTGGGTAACGATGGACAACGAGGCCCCGGACTTTCTGGAGAAACTGGACAATCTCAAAAACGAGATGAACAAAGACGACTTTACGCTCCCAAGTGGACGCAAAGCCTGGGAACGCAAGAATCTGGAGAAGAAGTAAGCGGAGACGAAAAAACCGGCGACGTTATCTTTGACAAAAATAAGGGCAGCATTATATATGACGGCACTTATATTTTTGGCTATGGATCTCACCGCATTGTAAAAGCCGCATTTGGCACTGTCGCCGATTACGTTCAGTCAGTGCTCGCAAAAGCTTTTGGCGTTGAAAAGAACACCGTTCTTGTCTCCGGCGAGATTGCCGTTGCTGGCAACCTGCTCGAAAGAGTCGTTGGCGGGTCAGACGGTACGCAAATTGTATGTTCCTTCAAGCAGCGCGGTTCATTCCGCGAAATGACTTATGGTATTCGCAACTTTATTCACGAGGTTACGCATCACGCTATCAATGACAGGTTTGGCGGCTATGTAGACGGAGAAATTAAAAATTTCGGCGATTACTTCAACCGTAAAAAAGCTGTTTACGATATTGTCAGAGACGGCTTTAGTAATACCAGTATTTCTGCGTCTCTCGAAAATGTTTGCGGATTTTATCTCAGCGAAAACGGCTACGGTAAAAATTATATGACTTCTGGCGCTTTCGATGAGGCAAAAAAACGTTTTGGAAAGTCAAATTCAAGTTTCAGCTCGGCAGACGAAGCTCTTTTTGCTTGCGTTTCTGAGGAGATTCTCAATGACGTTCTTGGCGGAAACGCTAACCTCACGAGAGCTGTTGAAGCCGGTCTCATAACAGAAGAGGAAATCTCAAAGCTACGCGGTCACTTCCTTCAAAAACTCGTTGATGAAGGCGTCTACACGTCAGCAATGAAAGATGCTGTTATTGACGCTCACAAGGCTATTGATGCGAATGACTTCCTTTACGCGAATGGTAAGCCGTTCAGCAAAGCAAGCGTGAAGCCCACAGAAGTTAGGTCTGCATCTGCCCAAAATTCAACTGCTACCGGCAGCGCTTCGCAGGTCGAGATGGAGATTGACAATAGCGGCGATAATAAGCGTGGTAGTCTTAGGCGTTCTCTCAATACATTGCTTCGTGGTGATGCCAAAGCTATAGGAAAGCTCTCCGTTGATGATCTTAACTACGCTATCAACTACACGCTGAAGAAGGCTGATCCAGATCTCGACTTAAAGGAGAAACGCAGAAGCTATAATGTCATAGCGAACATTCTGTCTGGCGAGAACCTTTCACGAAATGGCCTTCGCAGAAATCTTGACGCGAACATAATTTCGCCTCAGTTTGGGCGTGCCGATAAAATTATGCAGAAAGGCGGCGGCAGAAGGAATAAGCTTTATGACTTTATTTCAGCCGGTAAACTTCGTGAAGTTCACAGTGACGAAAATGTTTCGCGTGAACACGCAGACAATAAAGGCAAAGAGTTTGGCCGCTATCAGACTATTCCGAGCAATGAGGAACGCATAACGAACGCGGAACGTACTGTTCTCACAAACGCGCTCAATGAGCTTGACCGCCGTGGGCTTAATATCTGGGGTCACGATCAGAAGCAAGGCGAATCTGGCACTACAAAGGACTTTGAAGAAAAGGAAAAAGAGTGGTGGGAAGAGCCTGAATTTGCTGATACAGACAGATATGACCAAACTGCAGGCGATTACTCCGACGAGATTGACGAAGACACCAAACGATATGAGAAGAACCAGGCCAAGAAAGACCTTCAAAAAATGCGTGAAGGTGACAACTGGGCCGAAGGAGCTGTAGACGTAAGTCCAGAAGCGAAAGAATGGGGCCGTGGTGCGAAGAAAACAGCCGGTCAGAAAACGCAGGGCTGGTATGACATCAACCGCCGTTCTTCTCTTTCCGAACGCGAATTTGCGAGGCAGCGTGTTATGAACGCCCGCGCCGCAGAGGATTTGTCCTTTGAAATTCAGTCGATGGAAGATCAGGCGGCTATCACACGCGAAGAAATCGAAATTGCCCGCCGCAATTCCCCGGAAGCCAAAGAATCGCTCAAGATGATCAACACATTCCTTGAAGAGCTCAACGACGACATTGACGATCTTCATGCCATTGACGATATGTTCAGAGAAGCCGTGCGGGAAGACCCAAACAGTGATATGACCAAACAGCTCGCAACTGAAGGAACGAGGCTTGTATCTGAAATCGAGAACCTTCGCCGCAGCATTGACACACTTGGCAGGCTCGCGAATGAAAGTATCGCTAATAACAACAGTGTGGAGCTTAGAGACGCTGAGAAACTCCTCAAAAAACAGGAACAGAAGATCGAGGCAAAACGCAAGCACCTGCAAGAGTTGCTTAAAAAATCTCGCGGTGGTAACAAGAGCGGTGCGCTCGTCGCTTCACGCGCAGAAACAGCGTTTGATAGTATGCCGGATGACGTTATCAAGCAGATTATAAGAAACGATTATGTTTCTATTGACATGCTCCAGGACTATTACGGTGACTCCGATATGGCATTTCAGACGATGTACGAGTTTCAGGAACGTGTTGGAGATACTGGAAAAACTCGTGTTCCATCCGTTCATAAGCTTACAACTCTTGAAAGGACAGCGCTTCACGGTATTCTCGCTGATCGCAAGAAAGCTGGGAAGATCACAAGCGGTTACGGCGGCATCGAGGCCAGAGAAAACATCAGCTTGAACAGTGAAGACTCAGAATGGCAGCGCGTTCAAAAAGTGAAAGAAGCTGAACGTGCCGTCAGGAAAGATGTCGAGCCTAAAGTCAATTCTTCTGCTGAGAGCGAAGATGTAAGGGCAGAACGCATCAAAAGCAAATACGAAGACCTGCCTAATTTGCTGTATGGTCATCTCGGCCAAGCAAAATACGGTACAAATGATGATTACTTTGCATCTGAGAATGTAAGAGAGCAAAACAGACAGGCATATCAAGAGTCAATGCGTACCGGCGTTGAGCTTAAAGCAAACGAACCTACCCCTGAAGCCATGGATCGCCTCAACCGCATGTTCGCCGAGCGGCTTGGCATCGAGAACAAAGACACGACAGCGGTCGCTATCGGTACTCCGAAGTCGTTCTACGAAGCTGAGATTGATAACGAGAAACCCATCACCGTTGATGCTGCCTACACCAACTTTGCAGCCGCCGTCCAGTCTCTTGACGACCTCCAGAACGCGATTCGCAGTGATGCCATGAAGGACAACCCTGGCGCGGAAGAGTCTGACATTGACGAGCTTATCAACAACGGCTTTCTCAGCAGCGCTCTCGGCTCTGTTCAGGCAGCCGCAAGGAATATTGTGGAGGGTGACGACCCGCTTAACGCCCTGTTCGAGTTGAGAGGAAAGATTTATGAGGCGAAGAACGAGGGCGAGGACGCGGATCTGTTTCCGTTCGCCACAGACTCTATCAAAGAAGTCTGCGATGAAATCGGACGCATCAGCAAGGACGACACGCTCCCTTATGACCGCAAGGCCAGAGAGTACGCCGTCGCGGCGACACAGCTTTTGTCTGCAATTTCCACCAGAGCGGAGCGGCTTTATGAGGCAAATAAGAAGGTAGAGAAAATCCGCCGCATTCTTTCCGACGTGGAGAAGAAAGACCGCAGCGCAATCGGCAAGCTCGCCACCGGTTACATGATCTCTCAGATGAACCCGACCACGCTGTTCAAGATGCTCGACAAATTCGACATCAGCGCGAATGGAACCGGCTATGAGATTGCCAGAGCAATCGAAAACGGCACAGTGAAGTCCGCAGAGCTGATAGCCCGTGCAGCCAGACAGTTTGATGAGGTAAAAAAGGCCAGCAACTTTGCTGAATTTGCCGCCGGGAAAACAAGAGTGAACACGCCGCTCGGAGATCAGCAGCTCACAGAGCTTCAGGCGATTGAATTTATCATGCTCGCCCGCAGACTCAACGGAATGGAGGTTCGCACGCTCGACGAGCACGGCGGCATCAAGTACAGCACCAGGCTCAAGGAACTCAGCGGCTTTGCCCTCAAAGATGGCGACAGCTACACTTTCATCGAAAAGTGGCAAAAGCAACCCAACGGAAAGAAGAAGCCGATTGACTTTCTCAAGGCCGCCGAAAAAATGGCGAACGAGCTGTCTCCGGCTGCAAAGGCGTATCTGAAAGCTGTCAACAAGGTTATGGACGGCCTCGGAAAAGAGGTTCGTCAGACGAAAACCAACGCTACCGGCGTCGGATTCCTCGGCATGGAAGGGAAAGGCTACTATCCGCTCTCTTATAGAGGCAAAGGCCCTCACGAGACGGATTACAACTCCAATCCAGACTATACCGGCCTGAATGTAGACAAACGCCTTTCCGGTGTTGTGCGGAAACAGGGCGGCTATGCTGTTGTGCGCAGCGCCTCGGAAACCATCGACAACTATGTGAAATGGGCGTCCAACTACGCGGGCTTCGGCGACATTGCCGACATGCTTCAGACCATGAACGTCCCCGGCAACGGACGCGGCATCGTCAACGCGACTGGTGATGCTTACGGTAAACAATTCGCCCACGCCATAGAAAAATATATTCAGGATGTCAACAATTTCACCGACACCGAAGCTTCCAGCACAACCAACACGGCCCTCCGCGCAATTCGCCAGAACATGGCCGCCGGTGCTCTCGGCTTCAGCCTCAGCGTCCCCATAAAACAGGTTGCGTCCTATTGGGACGCCGCCGGTATTCTGTCGATGGATTCACTGCGCAAGGCTTACCGCCTGAAGCTTTTCAATGAGAAAGGCGACGGCGTGGATAACCTGTTCCTGCGCTCCAGGCGCATCGGCAATGTTGATCCCACCGTTTCCGAGCTGCTTGGAAGCGGGCTGATTGATGGCCTGAAGAAGCGCTCCGGCATTGCGAAACGTCTTGCAGAGGCAACAAGCACGATGGACTATCGCACGGTGGATAACTTGTTCACCGCGACTGTCCTCGACGTGCAGGCCAGCTTGCCAGGTATTGACGCCAGCAGTGATCTCTTCAAACGCGCAGTTGAGGCAAAGTTTAACCAGGTCGTCTTTTACACGCAGCCGATTTTCAACAAGAACGCCCGTTCGGAGTATCAGCGTACCAGCAACGAGCTTGTCAGAGCTGCCGCAATGTTCCGCACGCAGCAGACGCAGAACCTCAACAGGGTTGCTACGACAATCATGGAGGCCAAAGCCGCAAAAGGAACAAGCCTCGAAAAAGTCACGAAGACGCAGCTTCGGCGGACGCTTGCTGGGCAGATTGCAGGCGCTCTTGAGTTCGCTGCGCTTACAGCTCTGTCGAATACCGTTTTACATGGGTGGAAACGCTGGCGCGATGACGATGATGAGATCACGTTTGAATCTGTTGTAAAGCGCTTCGGCCTTGATGCCGTCGAATCTATTGCCGGTGTTGCCTGGTTTGGCGACGAGCTCGCAAAGGTCGTTGCCGACAAGATTTTCGACACCAACGAATCTTATGGCGTGAGCATGGGAGCCATAAGCACCTTTGCCGACGCAATCAAATACTTCGGGAATGTTGTCGATAGCCTCAAGAGCGACGATCCGCTGGCACAGTTCGACAACATGAGAAAGTTTGCCGGAGCTGTTGCCACGCTCGGCGGCAAGCCACTGAACAATACATACCGACTTGCGAACGCTGCCGTTATGTGGGGAGCCGACATCCTGAAGTGGGCGTCAAAAGGCAAATATGGCAACAGAGCCAATTATGACGACGCTCTGAAGATGTTTGACGCCTGGATTAAAGGCGGGCTGAAAGAAGAGGGCGCAAAGAAGCAGGCTGCCAAAGCGTTCCACAATGACCAGCCTGAGAATCTGCTGTATAACCTCGGTATTCTGAGCTCGCTGACAGAGGAAGGCAAGGAAGATAAGGGGCAAGATTGGCTGAACGAGCGTATCAAAGGCAAGACCAAAGAAGAGAAAGAAGCTTATCTTAAAAATGAGCTGGCAGAATTTGGCCGTAACCGCTCAAGCAGTGAACGTATTCTCGACTACCTTGTGCATCGCGCCGTTTCCCCGGAGAAGATTGATGAAGCCGTTGACAAGCTTGCCACTACCGGCGGCTATAACGTCCTCTATGAATCTCTGCGCAAGGCTGGCATGACGCCACAGGCGGCAGCCGCAGAGCTGGCAAGCTCGCCGAATAAGAGCGGCTTGTCCACGGAGATCATGAGTGAGGACAATCTCGAAAAGCTTTATGCCGGTGAGGTCAAGCCAGGAAACGGCGAAGCCAACGATATTCCAAAGCTTGAAGAGAAAAATACCGAAGAATACGTCAATTTCGTCTCGGCCATGCGAGTGTTTGAAAATACCGGCAACTACAAGGAGCTGGATAAGCTTGTTGACAAGTACGGCAAGCTGAATGAAAACACGAGAGCCGTTCTCGACGCGAAGGACAATGTACTCGGAAAGTATTTGCAGTACCGCAAGGCAGGGCTTTCTACGAAGGACTATGAAGCTGTCAAGGAAGCAATCAAAGATGCCCAGTGGGAGCTTGACATCAGCGCGAATACTGGTTCCGTCGTTAAGCTGCTCGGCTTAACTAAGACCGAATTAAATGACAGACAAATCGACGCGCTTATCGAAGCGGAGGGCATTGAGCTGAGTAAGACGATGACAGAGCTTCGCAGTATCTTGAAGCCTTATGGCTTCAAAGACCGCGATATTGCCATGTGGATGTACATGACGGATTATGACAATCACGGAAACAGCAACGGCACGCTCTCTCAGGTCGAAGTCGTGAAAGCCCTCGAACGCACTAAAGGACTTACTGACCCGCAGCGTGAGGAAATTCACCAGAAGATGAAGGAAGCTTTCCGCAACGAAAGCGTAATCAACCACTGGTACGACAGCAGCTATACTTACGAGCGAGACTACTTCAATCGCAAGGGCTGGGTTGCTGGTCGCAATGCATCATAACGAAATAAGGGAGGGCTTTCGCCCTCCCCTATTTATTCGTCGTCGTCTTCTTCTTCATCGTCTTCTTCTTTCTGTTTCTCTTCCTGCTCTCTTCTCTGCTGCTCCATAAGCAGGAGAATAGCGCCTATACCTGTGCTCATCATTTCCTCCTTGTGTTATATATTGCCTTTGATGGCCCTGTTTGCAGCATGATTTGATATTCGTCTTTGAGCATGTTGCGGATGTCGGCAATAGTAAAGCGCCCTTCCGCGAACGATTCGGACAGCTTATTCAGGTCATCCCAAAACTGCCCAATATTTACCTGATCCGCGTATTTATCGCAGAGGCAGTTAAGAACAATCGCCTCCATACAGCGGATGCCCTCAATGACGCCCTCTCCCCATGCTCTGTTTACGCCCTCTTGTGTCGCCGGTTTATTTCGCGGGTTGGTTTTCTTCTTTTTCTTCTTTGCCATCGTTTACCTCCTGTCTCAGCCAGTCGAGCCAGCAATGTTCGCATCCACCGACGCAATCTTCCGGGTTTGGCCGTTCCCCTGGAACGCACACCATCGAATGATGGGAAAGCCACTTAGCTAGCTCCTCATCCGTCATAGCGCGGATGAGGTCGGCGTTGATGATTACTGCCGGAATAGTCCCTTTACCAGCTATCCATGTACTCATCACTCGCCCTCCTCTAGGAAGTCAATCTGCCTCCGCTGATAGGCTATCTCCGCCATATCGAGCTGATGAATATGCTCCAGCTCTTTGTTTTTCTCCTCCAGGAACTTCACCCGGCGGCGAAGCTCCTGGATCTCCATGTCTTTGTCTGTCATTACAAGCCACGCTTTCTGACGTTTATTTTGATGGCCTCCAACTTGTCGTCAATGCGCTTGAGACTCTGGCTGAGAACGTCGCTGTTGCAGTTGATGTTGTCCTTGATGTCGCCTGTCCACTTTGGAATTACAACATCGTAAAGCTGCTCCAGGAGCTCATTTTGCTTATTGACAGCTTCAAGCAGCTTGATAAAATACAAATCTAAGCCGTCTTTCTTTTCTGACTCTATAGGCTGAGGCATTTGGCCGCACTCAGGCGTGGCGGCGAGTTCGATTGCAGGCGTAGTTAATTCAGGCGCAGACTCTTCTTTCTGACGCATTTTCCTTTGAATCTTATATTCACGATGCCGCGCGTTCCGTTCAACGTATACTGTTTCTAAAGTTTGCGGCAGTTGTTTACCGAGTTTTTCTGCTGCCCAATTAAATACGGACAGCGGAATTTTCTCCTTGTCAATGAGAAAAGCGCACCTCTCCCAATTGTCATCTCTAACCCCTTGAAAGGCATCGACAACGCAGCGAACAGAGGTTGTATTTCTTTCAACTTCCTTGGCAATCTTGCTGATTGGTACTCCAAATACAAGCCTATCAGTTACGATTTTCTCATACATTTCTGTGTTCATAGGTTTTCCGCCCAAGATGCTCCCCCCCTTCTCCTCAGATGTCGCCGGCTGCTCGATGCAAGCTTTTCTCCGAGTCAAAGCCTTCTGGATACCGCTTTTTCAGCTTGTCGATGTTGAGCTGCATAACCTCTTCAAGTTCCCACCCGAAGGCCGTGCAATACTCTGCCACAAACCAGAGCAGATCACCGAGCTCTTTCATGGCGTGCATTACATCGAATCCGTGTCCCTGATGAATCTTCTGATAGATGCCATGAAGTTCGCCGATCTCACTGACCATACCGTGCAAAGCATGCTCTTCCTGGTCAGTGGGACACATATTTTTTCTGATTGTTCTTGCAGCGAGTTTCTGATATTCGTTTCCTGTCATTTTTTATTCTCCTTCATATACAGCCATTGGGCCGTCATCGTAGTCATCATCATCATCCTGCATCCAGGGCGGGTAGCCCGTCCTTTCCATACAGCGGATGATAGGGTCGTCAGGAATGTCAAGCACTTTCTTTCCTCCTTTGCATTGCTCCCCACATAGCTTCCAGACTCATGATTTTCAGCCTCATGGTCTTATTTGCTTCTGCCAGCTCCTTGTTTTTATCACAAAGAGCTGACACGGTATCAAGCAGAGCTTTGTTCTCTGCGCTGAGGTTGTTGCACTTTACACGGAGATCATTCCTCTCCTTGAGCAGCGCGTCGTTGTCTGCGGTCAAAGTATCGACCATGTACTCAAGATAGCCAGTGTTGGCGTTAAGCCGTGCTATCTCATACCGCAGTTTCCGTTTTGTTATCATGTTTTTCCTCCAGCTTTTTCAGGAAATTCTTTGCGTCTCTCGACAAATCAACGCCATATTCCGGGTTCCGAATCATGCAAAGCGCCACCTTTGAGAATTTCGGATAACGCTTTTTCAGCGCCGCAATGATGTCTGTTCCATATTCACGAGGCCGGTTTCTCTTGTAATCAGGAGTGCCATTTCTCAACTGCCTAGCATAGCAATTGCGGCAAAGCCCAAGAGCGGCAACAGGCCCTTTGCCGCAAAAACTGCACTTCTCGTTTGAACCGATGAATTTCCTTTTCAGTTCGAGCGTTCCGTTTTTTCTCAATCGCTGGTAGCATGCGCTGCATAGGCCTGAGCTTTTCGTATAGATTTCTCTTTCACCGCAGTATCTGCACATTTCAGGCATCGACACTATGCCCCCTTCCATAAATCACCTTGCAGCATCTCACCGGTTTCTTCTTGCCGCAGAAAGCACATGTTTCCTCCTGCATGTCCTTGCCTTTCTCAATATGCAAGGAGGCACTGTATATGTCTGCGCACATATCACAGATAAACAGGTACTTTTCAGCCATTACAGTTTTCTCCTTGCATATTCCGCCATGAGCAAAGCTTCGGCCATTCCGTCGTCGTCTTTCGTACAGCGTTCAGTCCTTTTCAGTGACACGTCCGGGAACAGGCGCTTGCAGACAGCGATAGAGCTGTTTTTGTTGGCGGTGACGGAAAATTCCTTCTTCCATTTCTGAGGCCGTACAAGCTCGTAGGGCACACCGAAGGCGTCGAGAATACCTTGAATCCACCCGAAGTTAACCCCGAAGTTAAACGTGGACGTAACGCCCTGCTTAGGCATAGCTGAGACGTGTTCGAGACAGCACTTGCACATATTTTTGTTCAGCGTATTTGTGACTTTGAAGAGTGCCAGTACATAGTTCTTAGGGTAAAACGGGATAACTTCCGTTCTCCCGTCCTCCCAAAGAATCGCCATCGCTCCCAACTTGCCGGGATCTATACCTATGTAGATCATAGCTTATCTAAGTCCTCCAGCAATTTATTAAGCTTTTCCGGGCTGGAATCTTCCTGTTTATTCAACGGCTGCGATTTGTTGGGCCTGTTCATAATACCGTTGGTTTCCCAGGCTATGATTTTCCTTTTCCAGTCTGTGATTTTGTTTCCGTTGTTGTCCATCCAGCCGCGACCATCGTAGTAGTTGAAGAAACGCACGGCGTCAACAGGGGACTTTCTCTCCTGACAGAATTCGATGATTTTCTTCAGAAGCCTTTCACGTTCCGCAGGAGTTTCAGTGTTTGGCTCGTTGTTTTCCTGCGGCTGTTCCGGCGGCTGCTCTTTGCGCTTTATTCTCCGAATCTGTGCGTTCGGGAAAATCTTTTGAAACGCTTGGGCCATGTCGGGAGAGGTAGGAATAATTACGGCTACTTCTTCGTTCATGCAGGCTCCTCTAGCAACGTATATCTCATATAATGGATCGTTGATCCATCGTCCTTGCTTTTGTAAATCATCTCTTTGTCGATGTCGTAGCCGAGCTTCACCAGCTCGTGGATGCGACTGGCAAGCCGCAGGATATGAAGGTTCTCAACCGCTTCGAGAGAAGTGATGCCGCCGTTATTTCGCATGTACTCAACGATTTTCATTCGCTGGTTAAGCTTGTCCATATTTTCAGCCATCGTTTTCCTCCTTCATTTCACGCTTAACTGAAATGGATGCCCGCTTGGGTTTTTCCACTTCGGATTTCCATACTTTTTCTTCATTGTTTTTGCAATGGAGTCAAAGTTCAGATCGTTGCACTTTTTGTCGAGCTCTCGCTCTTTCTTTCTCCGCTCATTGAAGTCTTTGAACTCCAGATACTTTTCGCACTTGCTGTGGCAACCGATTTCTCGGCTGCCACAGTCTTTACATGGGACTATCATAACGGCAGCTTATCCCAGTCGGCGTCGAAGGAATCATCTACCGCTGCCGGACTATCCCAAGGCGTAGGCCCTTCCAGGAGCTCATCGGCCCCGAAGTCCTCGTCAAGCTCAGACTTGATCGGCTCAATGATTGCTGACATTGTGGTTTCCGGCTTCCACTGGCCAGCCTGGTCTTTCTTCCAGCCGATCTTCACAGAGATGATATCTTTCACTTTGATCTGCTGGTTCTCGATTGCGCCGCACGGGACGTTCTCAACAAAGATTGTCACCGTCCTTTTCTCGTTCTGCTCGTCGGCAACTGCTACCAGTTGCCAGTCGCCGCGCTCTCCGCTCCCGCTGCGGACTCTTTTTGCAATGTAAATGCCATCTTTCTCAATTTTCAGCATCGAAATTCCCTCCGTTAAAACTGATACATTCATGCAGTGGCCCATAATATGGTGAAACGCTGTATTCTACCCGATACCAGCGGTGTTTTGGGTCGATATACACCACTGTGCCGATCACTGGAGCGACGTTTGGACTTGCCGCCTTTTCATACGACGTCCGAAGAAAAGCTGGCTTGAATTTTACTTTGTCGCCGATTTTGACCATTGCTCATTCTCCCAGCGTGAACTTCGATGTCGCAGGTTTCTCGTCCCAGCCGTGAATGTCGCGCTGCTCGTCGGCGGTATAGAGACCAAACAGCGCTTCCGGGCAGTAGACGCGGGCGAAGAACGCCGCCGCCCGGTATCGGGCCATCTGCATCGGCATCTTCTTCCAGTATGACCCGTTCTTGTCATACCAACCTGCTTCTTTCGCAAGCCGGTAGTCAATCGTGGTGCTGCGCACAACCTCTCCTGTGGCCTTTTCTGTGGCGTATGCGGTGCAGCTCCATTCCTCTGGAGAAACATATTCCTCCTCGAATTTGATGGGCGTGAATCGCCCGCAGTTGTTGATGAGGGCGATGCAAGCCTGACCACTCCAGCTCGGATTGCCGGATACGATGTAGAGATTCTGAGCGACGAACAGGACGGACATGCCCGCCCGCTTTGCCATATCGATCAAGATCATGCAGTTTCCGGGCTGCCCTGCGAACGTGCGAGGGAGCATATTCGCTTGGGAAAGCATTTTCGCCATCTTCGCGGTCTGGAGGAAACTTTCAGGGCTGTCCAGGATGTTCCCCATTGCCACGGGTGCAGCAGACTCCGGCTGTTTCGTCGCCAGCGCTTCATTACCGGGCTTTCCCTCACCAGTTGCCACCTGTTCACTTACAGCAACAGGTGTATTCTCAGCCTGTTCCAATACGATTTCTTCCATCACAAAAAACTCCTTTCGACTTTCTCGTTTTTCTTACTCTGTATAAAGACTGAGAATAAGAACTACACTAGCAGTTAATATCTAGTTTTTATTCTCAGTCTTATATACAGAGTTACTGTGCTTCGCGTCTTCCTTTGCACGGTTCCGTGCGCATCTTGTCACCACACGCATCAAAGTAAATGCATTTGCGGCAAGGGTATTTCGCTTTTTTCTGTTTTGCGTCGATGAAAGCGTAGTGCATGAGGATGCAGCTGTTTGCCAACTCGATTGCAAAGTGGAGATCAATGAGCTTGTATGTTCCATCCTGCTTGAGTTGAAGGACGTAGAGCTTGTCCGCGATTTTTGTGTTGAAGCGGACGAGCTTGAAGTAAAGCGTGAGGGCGACGCTGTAAAGAAGCTCATGCTCCTTTGTGATGCGTGACGTGGTTTTGAAGTCCAATATGCATGGGACTCCATCAACAAGACCGTATCTGTCGATTCTCCCGGCAAATACGCCATCTGTGAGCATCCATTCGACTTTCTCCCATTCGACGTTATGCTCTTCACGAAACTTCATGTATGCCTGGATATAGCCGCTGTACTCCTCCGGCACTTCAACCGTGCCTGTTTCGTCAAGCTGCTGAAGCGCGTCATGAACCGCCGTGCCTTTCTCTGCTGCTCTTTGCAGAGCGATAGGATCAGCTTCTCCGTAAATCTCTCTTGAGATGAAACGAGTCAGCTCTGATACGCTTGGGATTTCTTTCCCGTCAAGGAAATACTTGTGGTCTTTTTCTTGAAATGTCAATTCTCCCACGAACATCCTCCTCTCTGCGAACGAAAAACCGAACAACGTCCACAAAAAAATTATTCTTCTATTTGTGTGTGCGGCGTGATTTCGCGGCACACATGACACCACATGTGTTTGACATGTCCGACATAAGTCCTCCCTTTTTTCTTCGGCGCAGTAACCTTCGTCTGGCATTTATCGCAGATGAAAACTCTCATCTGCAAATGCCTGCTTACTGACGAGGGCGCATAGTGTCCTATGCGTTTAGCTCCAGGATTTCGTTGATTGCGTTGATGATTTTTGGGGGAGTCCGTATACCTCGCATGATCTTGCTCATGTAGCTGTCGTCAACCGTTAGGCCGGTGCGCTTGTTTATTTCCTTCATGAGTTCTACCTGTTTCATATCCCTCTGGATGAGGGCAATTTTTACTTTCTTACCGTAATCTGTCAATTCGCTTACTCCTCTCTTGACAAATACTTTTTCCCGTACTAGAATATGGGTGTGTATGGCAAAAAGTACGAATGTACGCCATGCCGAACACAAGAACTATACTAGCACTGTTAGCCGTACAAGTCAAGAGTTATTACTGGAAAGGGAGGTTACTTTGTCTACGCTGTACCTTAGCTCGGAGGAAATTCGACTCGCATAATCAGCTTTCACGCAGAGGCAAATAAAAGGCTCTCTAAACGAAGATAATTTTACCCGAACACTTTTATGTCTTTGAGCGAAGAATCGAACACAGGCGGTTAAACAGGCCAAATACGATGCGATAGACGGCGATACGCTATTGAAGTGCAAATACTCCAAATTACTTCGGTACGGGATAGAGTAACGCTATCTTGCCGTCTCGAATTTACCGACAAGTTTACCATTGATCTCAACTTCGGTAATGAGCTTTTCCCCTAATGATCTGCAAAAAATCTGGACGGCGGTCTTAATTCCGCCGTCCTCGCGCTGATATACAGTTATGTCCATGCCTCCGTCTTTCCTGCGAGGCCCACCTGCTGGTGTGGAATTGTAGCCGTCAATATCTGCTTCGACCCAAAAGTTGCGTACTGCCATGTTCATTCCTCCTTATACCATACTCACGAAGACCTTCGCGTACTTGTTGGCGCTCATGTCGGCCATGTCTGAGATGCGCTTCTGAAGGATGTGCAGACTATCCCTGTCCATCCCTTTGACAAGGGATGCCTCCATGACTTCAGCGAGGTTATCGAAGATTTTCTCAAGCTTCGAGATCATGGTTATTGCCCTGTATGAACAGAGACATTCAACACCGGCTGCCTCCGTGGCCTCACGAAAATGGTGGGCAAAGTTCACTAGGTCGTCATTGGAGTCAGTGATTGCATTTTCAATAGCTCTGCTGTAGTCAATGTTCACGAGTGCAAACCTGTCCAGGCTTGCACGGTCAAGGCTATATCTACCAGTATAGTTGATGTCTGCGCCGGTTCCGAGCGTGTTGCCAGCTGCGATAACCCGGAATTTCGGATTGGCCTTCGCTCTCCCAACCGGGAAATCGAAGTACCTGTTTGCGATGGCGGCGTTCAGGATGATCAACGTCTCCGGGACGCTTGCATCCATCTCGTCAAGAAAGAACAGGCCGCCTCCGACAAAAGCTTTGTAAAACTGTGTCGGATGGTACTTGCCATTCGCGTCGATAAACCCAGTGAGTTTGTACTCCTGGGTGACGGCATTGGTGAAGTAGAAATCAAGCCCCAGGGCTGTTGCCACCTGTTGACAGATAACGTTTTTACCAGTGCCAGCCTTTCCGGTAAGATATACCGGGATGTCCGCTCCGACCATGCGCAGCACTTCCTCAAATTTCTCGTGAGTAGCGCCTTCAACAGTTTTTGACTGAAATTCAGTCTTCACCTCGATGCGCTTCGGGATGACCCCGATTTCTTCTTCAATCCGCTTTTTTACGAGCGGAATCGTCGCCTCAACGATTGCATCTGCGTTCGTCTGGCAGACGATGTTCATGATCGCATTTACGATCTCATTGACTGCCACGTTTGTCGTCAGCTTCTTGCCCGTTTTTGCGCTCTTGACAGGCTTCTCGACGGTTTCCTCGAAGCCTTCAATGAGCTTATCAAAATCTGCCATAAACTACATCACTCCTAGCAATTTCAAAATTTCTTCAACGGAGCATTTGACTCTGTGAATGTCCCTGATGTTGATGAGCTTGGTATTCTTGTCCAAACTTAAAATGCCTGAAAGTTCTTCCGAGCTCTCAGGAGTTGGACGCCCATACCCTATGGAGAAATCCGTTTTCACATCTGGCGAAGTTTCTAGCCATTTGAATCCGATGCGCCGAAACATACTGGTGTGGGCAAGCGGGAAACTGACCTTCTGTAGTGAAAATCTTTCTCCGTAGTTTTTTATAACTACGGTAGGAAACAGTAGCTCATCGTTCTTTTGTGCCGGGAAAAAGCAAAGCTTTAGCTGCGTTTGTATGCCAGCCATCTCGATGAGATTTATAGCGCTCAAAAGCGCGGCTCCGGCTTCCTCAAAAAAGGACGGCTCTTCATTCGCGCACGCTCCCATTTGATACAGAATTGAGAGTGTCTTTCGCTTCATCGGGACGCGCTCGACAGTAATCATACTGTTTGGCAGCCCCAAGATGGCATTTGGGACACACGGAGAATATCCCACAATAGCCGTGCGAGGAATCGGGTGGTTTACTGTTGCCATGCTGTTCGACGTTATCTTGCTCTTTGCTTTTACGTCGCTTTTCATTTGCGATAATATGTCAGTATACCCATTTGCAAGTAAATCTATCGCTTCTTCCCAGCTTTTTGTTCCGGTAAATCCTTCGTCACCCTCTTTAGAGCCAAACTTATTGCGCATAAATTTATTGTTCTTGCGTTTCCCAAGCTCTCTCAAGAGCTGATCCAGGGAGGAAAAATCCTCCCTGGTGATATACTTATAAGCCATAGGGCTTGCCGATGTGAGAAGCCCACAAATGCTCCTCAAGTTCCTCAACCAAGACATTCTGCCTTTTAAGCGCCTCAATTGATTCGTTGTCGTAAGAGCAGTCATAATCCGGGTTCTTTTCAAGCTCCCCTGCCATGTGTTCCTGATACCACTTGATGCTCGCGTTATTTGTTCCGATAATATCGGCGAGCTCGCTTGCGGCACTTTTGATAGTTCTAATGTCGTTCAGGAGATTATCGTACTTTTCCAGAATATTGGCCATGTTCATTGCTCCTTTCATAATTCCGGCTGAGTGATGAACACTCAGCCGGTGCAGATTTTCTTAGATTTCGCCGTCTATGAGACCACTCAGGCCAACCACAAGCGACAGCATCGCGCCGCTTCCGCCGGTCTGGACAATGGTTAATGCAGCGGACGCGAGGGACGAATAGAAGTCCTCACGATTTTTCGAGTGACTTTTTGCGATCTTGACGATCTTTTCGATTTCGCCGCACATTTCGTTGGAGAAATCATCATCAGGGCCAGGATCTTCTTTTTCGCCATCCGCCTGCTCATCGTTATCCAGGATGACGAATTTGCCACCGCTTTTGGCAATCTTGAGATTGCCGACGTCGATGTTTCGAGCCACTGTACGCAGGGTCGCATACAGGGCGGAGTTGAGCGCTTCTCTGGACTTTGCTCCTGTAAAGCCCTCTACCATCGGGCACAGGGTTTCTACTACGAAATTGTTCGTAGTGCTGATGAGTTCTTCGATCTGGCTGTTTTTCATTTTGTTCCTCCTCAATTTTTTTGTTTGCATTTGAGATTATAGTACGGTTTACCGAACAAGTCAAGCAGAATGTTCGGCATCAAAAGTGGCAGCCCATTCGGACTGCCAATATTTGCTCACCTCCTCCATGTCCTTCTCATACAGCTCCCAATCATCAGGGACTTCAACCCAATACGGCAAAATGCTCATCCTCCCTCATACAAAGTAATGTCAGGAATACAGTTATAAGCGTTCTCATGCGATCACCACAAAATCCTTTCCGGCCTTGCCGTAAATACTCTCAATAGTCTTGAGAGCATCGTTACGATTCTTGCCCCATTCGGTGCGCTCAATATGCGCACCATCGGGGAACTTGATATGGATTTTGAACATACTCATTTTTCATTTCTCCTTTCAATTGCGAGAGACCAGGAATTACTTCCCGGCCTCTGCAAGTGTGACCACAGCTCCAATGAGCTCTATTACATCCTGGAATACGGGCTTGCCGTATTCTTCGTGAACCAGGTGCTTCCAATCGAAGCCATCGAATGAATGAACCTGGATTACGCTGCCATCCTTGATCCCGCTGGGCAGCGTCGGCAGCCAAATCTTGACTGTTGATTTACTCTTGCTGGGACGCTCAAGCCCGTCGGGCTGGTTTTCGTACTCAACCATTGCAATAAGCCCATAAGGGCTTCCATCTTTTTTGAAGCCGGAACGAGCATACTTGACGATATATTTTTCACCGCATTTGATTCTGAACATATTTATTCCACCTTTTTGTTTTATTTTTGCCTGTCTCAACCGGTTGACAGGCGCTATATTATCAACTTCCGGTAAAGTTGCGTTGTGTCAATTATCAATTACGCTTCGAGAATAAGATCAAGCTCAATAAGCATTTCGAGCAATTCTGCTGCTGCCATTTTCATCAATCCTTTCATCTATAGACTTTGAATGCGATGCTCTCTATTTCAGAGCGCGTGAGCTTCACTTTCAGCTCTCTGCATACTGCAATAGCAATATTTATTGCTTTTTTGTAGCGGATAGTTGCTCTCTTTTCTCTCTTTATTTTTTCCATCCGGTTTTCTCGGATTTCATTCAATACCAATATTTCTTCAATTTTCATTTTTTTCTCTCCTTTTTGAGATTCACAATTTACAAGCAAAAATAATTTTATTATTTTATTTTATTTATTTTTTATTTTTTTATTTTTTATTTTTTATTTTTAATTTAAAAGCAAAAAAGGCAGCCGGTTTCCCGACTGCCTTTCTGCTTAGAAATATTTGATTCTTACCGGTTTGCCTAGTTTCTGCATATACTCGATCAT